GCAAGACCTTGATATGTTCAGCAGATTTCTTTCGCCAAATGCCCGTTAACAAAGTCAAAGGCGGCTATCGCTGGGGCAAGCGCGGGAAAGTTTACAAGACCCGCGCCGCAGCAGAGCGCCAGGGCAGAGCAGCCCGCGCAGCAGGATACAAAAAGCCCGCCACCCGGCGGGCTTAATTTTTGGAGAGACGCATGGCAGCCGCCCGAAAATCACCCACGCAAATGGCGCTTGATGCGCTCGACAAAATCGCAAGACATGAAAAAGAGTGCGGCGAGAGGTGGGCAGAAGCTGCCGCCGAGATGAAGCTGCTTGGCGAGATCGTGCGGAACCATAGTGCCAGGTGGGAGCGTTTGGCGTGGCTGGTTGTCACGACCGTTGTCGTGGCGGCGCTTGGCACACTAGCGAGGGGCTGGCTTTGATCGGGCTGCTCACTGCCGTTCTGCCGAGCGTCATTGAGGCGGCTGGCAGATGGCTGCCAGAAGACAAGGAAGAGCGGCGCAAGGCAGAGCAGGAAATCGAGGCGCAGCTTGCCAGGCATCTGGCATCTGTCGATCTCGCGCAAATCGCCGTCAATCGTGAAGAAGCGAAGGGCAACTGGTTCCAATCGGGCTGGCGTCCCTGCACAGGCTGGATTGCCGCGCTTTCATTTGGTTGGGTTTACTTGGTGCAGCCGATGGCGTCGTTTGTGCTGGCGCAGACTGGCAATTTGGTCGAATTGCCGTCGCTCGATATGTCGCAGATGATGCCTATTTTAATGGGGTTGTTGGGGCTAGCCGGGTATCGCTCGTTTGAACGCGCGAAGGGCCTTGCCAAGTGAGCGAGTGGAACCCCAGCGCAACGCCAAACTTTACACGAGACGAGTTTGCCTGCGAGTGCGGCTGCGGTCGTGCTGACATGGACGCGACCTTTATGCGGAAGTTGCAAATGGTGCGCGACGAGTTTGGGCCGCTGATAATCGCCAGCGGTTTCCGCTGCCCTAACCACAACGCCAAGGTAAGCAGCACTGGCGAGACCGGGCCGCACACGCTTGGCAAAGCGGCAGACATTAGATGCAGCGGTTACGACGCGCACCGCTTGATAATGCTGGCGGCAAAGCACTTGTTTTCGGGGATTGGTGTTTGTCAAAAAGGCGCTCACAGTTACAGGTTCGTACACCTCGACCAGCTTGAGCCAAGCGAAGCCAAGGGCGCACGCCCGTGGGTGTGGTCGTACTAAAACGAAATCAGGTGCAGATCGGGCGTGTGGGCGAGTACCTTGCCGCTGCCATAATTACAGAACTCGGCTGGCACGCGACCTTTGTCGCGAATGCGCCCTATGATTTGCTTGCCACGCAAGGCGACCAGTTGCTGCGCGTCCAAGTCAAAACGACTGAGGCGGCGAAGCTGCACAATGGCAGTCTGTCTTATCAATGGAGTCTTGGCGCTGGCGCTGGCTATGCGAAGCGTGGCGTCAATCCAGATGAATATGAAATTTTAGCTTGCGTCGGGCTTGATGCCCGGCGCGCTTTTTTTATGTCTGCACGACAGATCGCGGGCAAAAAGACTTTGCGGCGTGCAGCGCGTGACGCTTTTGAAGTTGCTGCTGAGTCAAGGTCGTGGCAATCGTCAACGCGGTGTGTTTTGGACCCGAGCCTGACGAGCGCGGCATAAAGCGCGGCATGAAGTAGAGGTCGCTTGACAACCTCGAGGTCGCCACAGTACCTGTAGGTTATTGGCAACTGTAGGGTGGTCAAGCATTTGAGGTCGCCACAGGTTCTACAGGCGACAGCAGGTATCGACGCGGGGTGGAGCAGTCTGGTAGCTCGTTAGGCTCATAACCTTGAGGTCGCAGGTTCAAATCCTGCCCCCGCAACCAACCTGAAACTCAAATCTTTACGCCCTACCAACTGGTTAGGGCGTTTTTTGTATGCGTTCAAAACACCTCGTCAGGCTTTTGCGGCATAGAAATAGTCGTTTTTATGCCGCGGCATATGCCGCGCCTATGCCGCGGGCGCTTTTTTTTGTGCAAAGCCTTAACCGTTGGTTTACTATAAGTTGTCTGGCAGTTAATCAACGGAGACAGCATGACTTATCACCTAGCGAAATGGAATCGCCAGAATCGAACCGGCAACGTGCCTAAATGGACGCTGTATCACCGCGACAACAGCGGCAAACAGAAAGTTTTAAGGAGTTGGCCTAGGGACACCGAACACCCGCCGACTGAAGCTCTGTTAGAGCTTGAACGTCTAAACAATTCCACCGCATTAGCGCCAACGATCCGTGGCGGCAGACACGCCACGTTGCCCAGTTTTGCTGACTTTGTGCCAGCGTATCGAGCAGACTATAAACGCGATCTCAAGCGTGGTGCGGTGAGCGCTCGTTATTATAAGCGCGAAATGCGCCTTTGCGATTGGCTCACAGAAATCTACGGCGATTGGACAAGCGAACATTTTTTTGCCGAAGGTGCGCAAACACTTGTCGCAGAAAAATTCGACAGCAAATGGGGAGCGTATGGCCTAAGCGTGCGCCGCGCTGCAAAAGGCACGTTCAACCGAATTTGCAGAAAGGCCGTTGCCGAAGGTGCCTTTGTCGCAAACCCCGCTGCGGCGATCACGATCAAAGCGCAGAAGCACAAACGCACTCAAGCAGAGGTCGAGGCCGAGGTAAAAAAATACATCTACGACCGCAGCTATGTCCGTGCGCTTGTGGATGCAGCAGTCGAGCGATTTGATTGGTGTTACGGCATCCTGATTGCGTTCTATGCATATACAGGGGTGCAGGCAGCAGAAGCACTCGGTCTGTCGTGGCGCAACGTAAATCTAGACCAGAAATATGTTCATATCATTTTCACACGCAGACCATGCCTCGATGACAACGACGACATATATTGGGAAACCCAAGAGGTCAAAAACGTCAAGTCCGATGGCACGTTGCCTAAGCGCGTTCGCAAAATCCCCATCGTTCCCGAGCTACACGACCTGTTGTTGTCGTGGAAGTTGGCGTCTCCCTTCTCACAGGGTGATGATTATGTGTTTCCGTTGAAAGACGGAGAACCGCAAAAGGGCACCGATCATGTGCGCGGTGAGCATTGGAAGGACTTTGAAGAAAATTTCCGCGCCGAATACAACGAACGCGTGAATCCTGCGAACAGAACATCAAATGCAATCTGCCTTGATGATTTTCGCCATTACTATGCAACACTGCTGCTCATACAGTTTGGCGACGAGTGGCATACGCTGGCAGATCTCATGGGCCACGAATCCACGGACTTTACGCGCAAGCAATATGCTCGCACGTATGAAGAACTTCAGGCTTCGGGCGAATTGCAACAGCCGCCGGTTATGCAGCAGATTGCATCGAGTGGGTTGCAGTTATGACGGAGGAGGAAAAAATGGCGAGAAAGAAGAAAAACAATCCACAGGGGGGTAAACGCGTTTCTGCGGAAAGGAAAACGCGTTTAGGTAGCATTGATCTTGACGAACTGGCGATAGACCGCCGCAGAGCGCGACAAACAATGCGTCGAACCGCGCAAGTTCGTTGGGCGAAATTTATTAGCGCCGTGCAACTGCTGCGACGCGAAGCTGAGCGTTTGGTGCGCGACGGCAAGGCACCAAGCCCTGCGCATGAGTTTTGGTACGCCAACGATACGATGATTACCGTTTGGCTGTACCTCGCCTGGAAGACTTTTGCTGAAGAAAAGCTGACCAAAAGCCAGATACAAGAAGACCTGGCTGTTTCGGCACCGTTCTTGTCGAAGCTGGTTAAAACTGGTTTAGCGGGTGGCTTTATAGATGAGGACTTGCTGCTGACCGAGCCGAGCTTAACGCTCTACTTTGAGCGCATCGACGCGCTTCTCGACTTGCCAGAACTTCGCGATCTAGCTGACGTGATTCACATTTTGAACACAGCAGAGAACAAGCCGGAGAGGCTCGACTAAATTGTAATAAAATTACAAAAACAGTGAAACGCGTTTGGGTCAAAGCCCAAATGCGTTTGGCTTTTTTTTGTTTTTTAGATTTGCCATGCTACTGGTCAACAACAAGGACACAGTTATGGCATTCAGACTAATAAACCGAGAGGACGGTTCGTGCGACGTGATCTTCCACGCCACCGACAGCGCCGTAATTGACGGCACCTTAGCTTTCAACTGCCCGGATAGAGACCGCGCTTTGGTAGCGGCAGATGAGTTGGAGTATGTTTTCGGACACTGCGTTCCGGGCTACCGCTCAGACGGTGCGCGAACAATTAGAGATCAGACTTTCGCAGAAACAGCGCAGTAATTTTTTGACCGATTGATCGATGTCGCCTAGAGCAATGCGCGAGCAAGTTCCAAATCACGTACTCTGGCTCGCCAAGCAATTCCGCAACTTGAGCGGTGCTTTTCCGTTCAGCGTAATACAGTCTGCACGCCGTCTCGCATAATGCGGTCTGCGCTGGCGTCAGCGCCACCAGCGATAGCCCGCCTTGCTTGTCGCTTCTGCAATGTGCACACCAAGATAATGAGCGTTCGGCATCGGCGGATGCGCTTCGGTTTTCGCCGCAATCCAGCGGCTCCAGAGTCTACGAAACATCGCTAGAGCACTCGTAGCCCAAGGCCAGGTAGCCCAACGCATCAACAAAGCTGTCCCTGTGTGAAGCGTGGCACAGGCGGGCGATCTTCAACCAAGCCATCATCAGGCAGACTTGCTCTGGCGTAATGTCTACGCCCGCAATCGTTGACCAACCGGCAGCAGTGCGTCGCAAGTTTTCCTTGCCGCCATAGCTTTCGTTGCGGTCTTTGCTGATAAGCTGCGCGGCCTCTGCCAGCACCTCTTCGCGTTCTAGTTGGTCAGTCATCATCGCCACCAAACTTTCTAAGATCGTCCCATCGCACCCAGGTTCGGCGCACTCCGTTATCGAGCGCACGCAAATGTCCGGTGCGTATCATTTTTCTGATTGTGCGAATGTTTGCGTCGGTTGCGTCGCCAAACAGATATTCGGCGGCGTCAGCAAGATTGGCATACACGCTCATAGAACACCGCCAGCGCACAAGCCGCCGACGAAGCAAGCGGCATGCAGCAGTAGCAATATAAATGCGCCCAGCAGCAATCCGGTGATCCAACTATTGAGCATTGCGCACCCCCTCGATCTCATCGCGCACAGTTGCGAGAGAGTGTCCGAGCGCCGCAACCTCAATACAGTCGGCGGTGATTGTGTTGTCTGTTTTTAGAAACGTAATACGGTCGGCTAGCCATTGCTCGACAACGCGCAAATTTTCAATTGATGAATGAGCTACCATCTGCGTCTCCCTTCTTTGGGCGACACATAATAGTTAACTGTCAGTTGTGTGCAAGCAAAAAAGTGACCTGTGGATTAAGCGCCTTTTCCGTGCTTGACGGTAGCGTTTATCTGAACTGATAAAGTCTGCCCTTCGGCGACATCAAAGTTGATGACCTGTCGCGGCATGTCTGTGGCCGTGTCGATTCCGCGCAAAAGCTGATCGAGGCTGATGCCATAGGCTTCAGCTAAAGCGACGCACACATGCGCTTGCGGCGACACCTCATCGCGCTCATAACGCAGATAAGTCGCCTCTTTCAGACCAATTTTGTCGGCCACCTGGCCCGCCGTCATGTCTGACGCCTTACGCGCTGCCCGCATTGCATTGCCGATGGTCATGTGTGGTTCCCCGCTAAAAAAACTATTCCCGACCTGTAGTGACACACTGCCACCTGACGTAACCGCCAGTCAACTACATGCTTGCCATTCATTTTTTGATTGCGTAATCGCAAATTATGAAACTTAACCAGTGGTTGCGTGACCAAGATTACACGCAGACAGAATTTGCCGCCATGATCGGCGTCTCCCCAGCGTTTATTTCGTTGATGTGCGCTGGTGTAAAGCGGCCGGGCATCGACACACTCGCAAAGATTGAACGCGCTACAGATGGCGCGGTCACGGTTGCGGATTTTGCTCGGTGAGCGCCCGCAACAAGAAGCGCGGGTATGAGCTTGAAAAAGAGACTGTCGATTTTTGGCAGTCCCACGGCTTCGACTGCAACCGCGTGTTTGGAAGCGGTGCTTACAAAGGCCAGCTTGGCGATGACTACGCTGGCGACCTTCGCCTCGAGGGCATGTCGGTCGAGGCCAAGCGGCGCAAAAGCGGTTTCAAACTTCTGATGGATGCGCTGGCGCAAGACGACGCCGACCTTCTCGTTATTCGCCAGGATCGTGCGCCGCGCCTTTATGTGCTGCGTGAGCAGACGCTGCTGACTCTCATGTGTGAGGCGAAGCGATGATCTGCCCTGACTGCGGCAAACTGCGCCACCCCGGCAAACCCTGTGCCGACAGCGCCTTCGTGCCATGCCCGTCGTGCGACGGCGCAGGCTCGGTTGAAATCGAATACGAGGTCGGCGGGTACACGCCAGATCGCTGGATGGAGATTCGCACCAAACTGGTCGAGTGCGAACACTGCGGCGGCTGGGGCGAGGTCGCCGATGAATAGGTTTGACGAGCCTTGGTCTGCCCCCGAGGTGCTGCTGCTGACAAAGCTGTGGGCAGACGGTGCAAGCGCATCGGAGATCGCTGCCGAAATGAAAAACACCACCGGCACTCGCCGGTCACGCGACGCCGTGCTTGGCAAAGCGCACCGCCTTGCACTGCCGCCTCGCAAGCAGCCAATCGCTCCCGTGCGCCGCAAGCGCAGCGGGAAGGACTATCGGCGGCTGCTGACGCATCCGAATGAAGATTGGTTGACGTGGAAAGAATGAAAAGGAGAAGCAGATGACGAGTTTAAAGGACATCATCAGCGGGCAGAGTTTCAGTCCGCCGGTTGTTTTGCTCTATGGCCCACCTGGCGTCGGCAAGACGACCTTTGCCGGGAATGCACCCGCGCCGATTTTTATCCAGACAGAAGATGGGGCGAACGTTGTTGGCGCTGATCGCTTCCCGCTGGCGGAAAGCTATGACGCCATCGAGGCGCAGCTCGGCACGCTCGTTAAAGAGGACCACGACTTTAAGACGCTTGTGATCGACAGCCTTGATTGGCTGGAGAGTTTGGTCTGGGCAAAAGTGTGTGAAGTGCAGGGTCTCAAAAGCATTGAAGACGCTGGCTATGGCAAGGGCTATGTGTTCGCGCTCGACTTCTGGCGGCGGTTTCTGAACGGCGTCGCCGCCCTGCGTAAGCAGCGCGGCATGGCGGTCGTCATGATTGCGCACTCACACATTCGCAAGTTCGATGACCCGTCAGGCGAGCCGTATGACCGCTATGAAATCAAGCTGCACCGCAAGGCTGGCGACCTGTGTATGGAAGCGTCCGACCTGATCGGCTTCGCCAACTATCGCACGGCGACCAAGCAGATTGACGGCGGCTTCGGCCGCAAAATCACACGCGCCGTTGGTACTGGTGAGCGCGTGCTGTTCACCTCAGAGCGCCCCGCGTTCATCGCCAAATCCCGCTACCCCATACCGCACGAGTTGCCGCTGGAATGGTCGGCGCTTGTCGAAGCGATTGTTAAGAAGGAAGAAAAAAATGCAGCTTAACTACACGGTGGGCAGTTCGCCTGCACCGCAGAACGATTTTCAGCCGTTGGCCGCTGGCACATACCCCGGCCAGATTGTTGAGTGGGCAGAACACACATCCAAGTCGGGCAACCAGTGCCTCAAGTTACAGGTGCGGCTCGAGAACGGGCGCGTCCTCTGGGACTACCTAGTCATGCAGGCGGCCGACGCCAGCAACCCCAAAAGCGCGACGGCGATTGAGATCGCAAAGCAGCGGCTGGATTCCATTGGGTCTGCGCTCGGGCTGCAAGTTATCGCACACGCTGACGACCTGATCGCCAAACCGTTGTCGGTCAATGTTGGGGTTCGGCCGCCAGCCAACGGCTACGACGCCTCGAATGAAATCAAGGGATATGCAGCGGCATCCATGCCTAGCCAGGGGCAGCCCGCCGCCGCTGCATCAGCGCCACCGGCCGCACAGCCGGTGTCTCCGCCAGCTTCTTCAACTCCCTGGAGCTGACAAAGGAGAGGGGGCGGCTGCTGTTCCTCCGGCCCGCCCCCGCGCTTAGTTATGGATTTATCGTTTACTGATCCCACGCTTGCGGCGGCTGACGCTGCGCTTGAGCGCGTTGAGGCAGACAAGCCGCAGCGCGGCTATCTCGGCGTGTCGGGCATCGGCGACTGCCCGCGCAAATCTTATTATCAATTCTACGCGGCGGGGCAGCAGCCCTTCGCCGCCAAGACGCTGAAGAACTTTGCAGACGGCCACCGCACTGAGGACTTGGTCATCGAGCGGCTGCGGGCCGTTGATGGTCTGACAATAATCGACCGCGATCCTGACACAGGCAGGCAGCTTGAGGTGTCTGACCACGAGGGCCACTTCCTCGGTCACCTCGACGGCGAGGCGTTTGGGCTGCTGCAAGCGCCAAAAACGCCGCACGTTTTCGAGGTGAAATGCACATCAGAAAAGGTGTTTGCGCGTTTTAAAAAGTGCAAGGAAAAGCACGGCGAGAAGGCTGCGCTGCGCGAGTGGAATGAAACCTATTATGCGCAGCACCAAGTCTACATGCTCTATCGCGGCAGGACGCGCGGCTGGCTAGTTGTTGCGACAGCGGGTGGGCGCGATTGGGATTCGTGTCGTACTGACTTTGATCGAAAGGCGGCTGAGTTCTATTCGGCTAGGGCCGCCGACATCATCTTCACGCCCGACGCCCTGCCGCCTCGCATTGCGGACTCTCCTGATTTCTACAAATGCCGTTGGTGCCAGTTTTCAAAGATTTGTTACGGCGAGACTGCCGCCAATCGAAACTGCCGCACATGCGTTTGGTCTGCGCCCGTCGAGAATGGCGGCTGGTTGTGCAAGCGCCATGACAAATCGCTGACGGCGAGTGAGCAGATTGAGGGCTGTGGCGATCAGCGGTTTCGCCCCGCGCTTGTGCCTGGCGAGGTGGTCGAAGTGCATGACGACCGCATCGACTACCGGATGACGAATGGCGAGTTGTGGTCGGACGAGGGTGCAGATGACTGAGCCGGTCGTGATCGGAGACTGCACGCTGTATCAAGGCGACTGCCTTGAAATCCTGCCGACGCTGCATGGGGTGGATGCGGTCGTGACTGATCCGCCTTATGGGATAAACCTCCCAACCGATTACAAGTCTCGCAAACGTGGTGTTTCGCACATTGACTACCCAAAAATTAAAAACGACGACCGAGATTTTGACCCGGAGCCTTTTTTGAGTTTCCCGCATGTTGTTTTGTTTGGCGCAAATTATTTTGCGTCAGCTTTACCAAAGTCGAGCGGATGGATCGTTTGGGATAAACGAAAGGGGCGGATGCAAAACGATCAAGCAGACGGCGAACTTGCTTGGACGAATTGCATCAAAGGGGTGCGCATTTTCCAACATGAATGGAACGGCTACCACCGCGACTCTGAACGTGGCGAACATTATCACGCAACACAAAAGCCGGTCGCGTTATTCGAGTGGATATTGTCGTTTAAATGGATCACCGCCCAAACAATTCTTGACCCCTTTATGGGGTCGGGAACAACCGGCGTTGCTTGCGCCAAAATGGGCCGCAAGTTCATCGGCATAGAGCTAGAGCCAAAGTATTTCGACATCGCCTGCAAGCGCATCGAGGACGCATACGCGCAGCCCGATATGTTTGTGCCGCAGCCCACGTTCGCGGAGCAGGAGCCGCTGTTATGAGCGGGTTGCCGTCCATTCGTGCGCGGCAATCGCGCCTCATGTCGCTGGTAGAGGCCAAGTCGAACGCGGTTGTCGGGCTGCTTGTGTCGTGGCTGTTCACTTATTTTTGCCTCCCGTGGTTTGGGCTGGAGCCGTCGCCGCTCGACGCCACCGGCATCACGGCTTGCTACTTTGTGCTGTCGCTGGGGCGCTCATATGTTCTGCGGCGTGTTTTCAATCGGTTGGTGCGGTGACACCGCGCGGCCTGTGCGTAGCGTGTTGGAAATACGAGCGCGGGTTTGGATATCGCAAGGGTTTGCGGCGGCGCGTCTGGTTTTGCTCAAGGGCGCACCAGGTTCGGTTTGTAGAGGAGTTTCT